CTAATAGAAATATTGCTACAGGTAACATTAACCTCTTTGGAGGTACACCTGATGGTAATGCTTTCATCCGTACAAACAATGGAAGAACAGAAAATGACTTAGCAGGAGGTGTAAACTAATGGGTTGTTATTCTTGTGGGGGAAACCCTAACACATGGTGTACTAAGTGTATGCCTGCTGAAGATACATGGGTAGCCCCTGTGGATAAACTACCTGATGTATTCATGGGAGATAGGGACCACATGTACCTTCTCCCTAATGGTGATTTATTCATCCTATCTCCTGATAGAACTAAGTGGATTAAAGTAAATGGTACAGGTAACACTACAGCCTATGATGACACAGAAATCAAAAAGAGAGTTACTAATTTAGAGGCTAGGCCTGATAAAGATACCATCACTACTGTGACACAAGGTAAGCGTATCAGGGTAACTAAAAATGGTAATGACTATACTGTAGCAGGTACACCTTTAAGAGCTATAAATATTGCTGAAGGAGGTAAGGAACCTTTAGTAAGTTTAGGTATCAATAATGATGGTGATACTTTTACACTAAACACAATAAAACTAGCAGAAGAATTAGGTAAACTTCAGAAGAAAGAAGACAAACCTGTGACTTCCTCAGGAGTGACCACATTCTTTGCTAAAGGTGATATCTCAGGTAATGGTAATTCACAAGGGGTGAAGGTCACAAAGGATAAGCTTGTAAATGCTGACACTATCAAAGTAGGTGACATAGTAACTGATAGCTACTGGAATAAAGACCTCTTCAACATAGGAATGTTTAAGGTAGCCTCTGTGGATGGTAATACTGTTACCCTAAACGGTGTTAATGACATCACTTATAGACACCCTAAACAGTCTCTTACTCTATCAGGTAGAACCTTAGCTATCTCAGATGGTAACTCAGTCAATCTACCTAATGATAAACAGACTATCTCTAGACAAGGTAATAAGCTTGTGTTATCAAATGGAGGAGGTGAAGTTGACCTTCCTACTCCTAAGGATGTCGTGCCTTATGATGATACAGCACTTAAGAGAAGAGTAGATGCTTTAGAGAAAAAAGAGGACAAGGATAAACAAACCCTAACACTTAGTGGTAACACTCTATCAATATCTAATGGAAACTCTGTGAACCTTCCTCAGTATGTATCACTCCAAGACTTCAATAATCTTAAGAATGAGTATAATAAACTCAAAGGTGCTTTTGATAAACTTCTACAAGACCTTAAAGGTTCAGGAGCATGGAACCAAACAGGTGGAACTATCTTTGAAGGTAGTCTAAAACCTGATAGACATATTGCCACAGGTAATATCAACTTGTTTGGTGGCACTGTGGATGGTAATGCCTTTATCAGAACTAATAATGGTAAGACTGAAAACGATTTAGCAGGAGGAGTAAGTTAATGGCTGACCAAACTACATTAAACAATGAACAAGTAGCCAAGGTTAGACAAGTCCTAAAGTTAAATATCTATTCAACTGATAGTGGTACAACCTCTACTATCCAAGGTAATAGTTTTAAGATTGAGTCTCCTATGACCGTTCCTTACAATGGAGTTGAGACTCCTATTGGTTATATTAGTTCAGAGGGGAATATCTACTATGACCTTACTGTAGAAGGTGGTAAGGTAAAGGCTAGGAACATTAGGGCTGTAATCAATAAGGCTTCTTATAGAAAAGCTCCTGATATTGGAGCCTTCGCTATGGGTAATGCTTCCTACCGTATCAATACACCTCAAGGTGACATCTATAATAAGTCCTATGACCCTATAGGTGGTGCATGGTCAGACCCTATAAATAGGACATTAAACCTTGATAATGTAGAAATATCAACAAAGGCAAATGAACAAGTTCAGTATGTCATGAGTGTGTATGATACTTGGCTATACAACCCTTATGAAGGTAGAATAACATTCTCACTTACTGTTCCTGACATCAATATATTAAATGTACCTGTAGCCCCTAAAGAGGCTAATGTAACAATTAAATATATTGATAAGTCTACTGGAAAACCTCTAAAGAGTAATGATGTATTGACAGGTCAGACTATCGGCTCTTATATCACAAGAAGTGCTCCTAACTTCCTTGGATATGTTCCTGAGAAAAGCTCACTAAGTCTAGTAGTGAAAGAGGGTAATAATGAGCTTACCTTCTACTATGACCCTGCTAAGGCTAACGTCACTATTGAGTATAAGAATAGAGCCAATGGTGCCACACTAAGACCTTCTGAGACTAGGGCTAACCAAAGGGTGGGAAGCACTGTGACAGTCAATGCTCCTGCTATTAAGAACTTTGCTCCTGAGAAAGCTGTGTATACTCACACAGTAGTCAATGGAGAGAATAAGATTATTGTGTACTACACTGAGGATGCTAAGATTAGACCGTGGGCTATCCGAAAGTCTAACTCATGGAAGTCTCTTAACACCACTAGACAGTGGATGAAGATTAGAAGAACAGCTAATCAGAACTATTGGGACACTAAACCTAATGCTGAAATCTATGCCTCAGATGTCAATAAGGAAAACTTCTCTGCCTCACGTATTCGTAAAGGTGGTAAGTGGAAAGCACAAGGAAAGATAGGTAACTAATGGCTATTGATGACAAAACAACTAAACTGAATGAAGCATCATTCACAAGTTACACAGAAAACCCTCATGACCGCTGTTGGTATGATGAGTGTGACTGTGACGATATTCCTATTGCTGACTGTCAGCGGTTGATTGATGAGAATAATAAGGGTATAGGGCGGTTTGCATGTATGGCTGAGAGTCAGAAGTGCTACAACCCTAAGTTCTTCAGTTCATTCATGAAGAAGCTTGCTTGTCAGCTCAATCACTACATCCAAAACATCTGTGCACTGTGGGATATGGTCCAGTGTATGGGTGAATATCTAGCTAAGATGGGAGATGTAGGAACAGTTCATGTAAACTACTCAAGAAACTCTGCTGTATCTTCTGATACATTTTATCACCCTATTACAGAAGGTTATGACCTTTCACTCTATATGGACTCCACTACAGGAGTGGTTCAAGGAGAGTCAGATGATAAGCGTAGAAAACAAACTGATAGAAAATATCGTGTTTACATTAGATGGTGTGCTGATGGTACCTCCTTAAACCCTGCTCAGGATAACACTATGGAGTTTGTAGTATACCACTCAGGAGAACAGTACACAGAAGACCTTAAGAAGAACCGTGGAGTACACTGGCAGATGACTGGTGTATCAGATGGAGCTATGGAGATGTCTGACACAATCATTGTACCCGCAGGACAACACATCAAGTTACGTGTAGAGCCTGCAAACTCATCTCAGGGTACTTTCCGTGTACACCAATTTAAAGTAGAGTATACTCCTATTATGGACAGCCAAGAGCTTCCTGAATGTCTTAAATTCACTGAAGTTCCTAAGGATGACTGTAACTGTGATGATAAATAAAAAAGGACCTTAATGGTCCTTTTTGTTATCTAAATCTACGGTGTCTCCAACGCTTGTAGAGATTGTGATAGTTAGTTAAGCCTAAACACTCTTCTGTGTATCGAGATAGTCCTGGCTCAGCGTTTAACACAACATATAACATGTTCTGTTTATCTCTAATCTCCTTACGCTGTTTACGCATCTTTGTTTGGAAAGTACGTGTGCTTACCTTAATACGCTCACCTAGTTCATTATAGACTTTTTCTAATCTGATATACTCATCAGATGCTTCCTTAGGTGTCATTTCTTTGACACTCTCAATCAATGTACTCATAGTACCATAGCTCCTCTCCTGAACTCTTTATTAAAATACACATATCTCCTTGAGTCAGTTTAACAAATCTGTCGGTACCCTTCCATTTACTTATCTTAGATTGCCTATTCCTAAAACCTCTTACTACTTCATCTAGGTAGCAATTACCCAACTCATCAATCAGCTTTAGGTGATAGCACTTTATTCTCTTTCCAGTAGTCATACATACTCCTTGTGATTACTATCGAGGCTAGTTGCTTTTTAAGTGAGGTAGGCTTCCTAGCAGGGCATGTACTACTCTCGCTAAGAGTCCAACCTATCAACATATTAGCTACATCATTAGGAGTTATAATACGCTCTTTAGGTGTTATGAATGGTTGGTCAATATACCACTTCATTATATCATCCACAAACTCAGCATAATCAGCTATATAAAATCTCTCACGACCTGTGACCCTTAGGTAATGTCTCCTGATAGGTACAGGTACTTTTTTTATGAGGTCAATCTTTATATGCAACTCGTTTATATATGAGAAGTCTGTGGCTATATGGAAGTTGGTAAACTTACCTGTACCAAACACCTTAACATCAGAGTAGTAATTACATATATCATTGCATGACCAACCATAGAATAAGTCCTTAGGTAGCTTATCTATGAAGTCACAGCAAGTGGCTAGAAAATAGTCATGTCTAGGCATACCTGTAGTGAAGGCTGACTTGACAGGTGATACATAGTTACACCTAATCTTTGTGCCTTTCTTTCTCAGCTTATCTGCGACTACCTTAATCTCTTTCACAGTGATTATACCATCAGGGTTAGTACACTGTCTAACAAGCCTCTCATCCCCTATAATACGGTACACAAAGGCTGTAAGTAGTTTATCCCTAACAGGGTACTTAGCTGTGTTTAGAGTACGTATCATGGTCTGAGACATGTCATCTAGGTACTTAAGGTTATTAGGCAATGATTTCCTTGCTAAACTATTAACCTCTTTCTTTTTACTGTGCTTATACTCAAAAGCATCTCTACGCTTGAGTAGGTATAACTTAAAATCTGAAATTAAATCTGGCATATTTTAAACTCCCTTGTAGCAGACATGGACATTATTGATAAAACTAATTGGTTATAGGAGACCTCACGAACATGCAGTATGTCCATGCCTGTTACAAAGGAGTTAGCTCCTTTGCAGTATAGAAATATTAGAGAAACCCCTCTAAGAGCACAGTGTATAAATTACTAGAGGTGGTGTAATATAAATTGGTAAAGAATAAAGGAAACGTACACTGTGCTTTCAGAAGGGGCAACTTAGTTGCCTCTAAATACTAATTCCACTCATCGTCATCTGCGTTTACATCATCAGATACAGATGAACCATCTTCGTCATCATCATCTTCTTCTGAAATGGAGAAGATTTTAGTAACTCGCCACTGACGCTTATCATTGTAAGGGTCAGTCTCTTCAAGAGTGATACCAATGAACTTACCTATGAAGTCTTCAGTATCAAGTTCACTATTAGGGTCTAGACCACAAGCTACAGCAAGGCTATACAAGTCACGGTATCCCCACTGGTTATCACGTACAAAGTGTGTGAAAGTAGGAGGGGTTCCCTCACCATAGTTACCACGAAGTTTAAAAGCATAGTGAGCTAGTCCTGAACCTTTACTATTACCATACTCAATTCCCATAATTTCTACTTCATAGTTACCACCATTGTAGATGTAATCATCACTTGCCTTCTCGGTCTTAAATACAATTTTTGACATTATTCATCTCCTTCAGCTTTCTTATATTTAGCCTGTGTAGAACCATCTGTAAGTCCTACAATCTCATCCCATGTAGGGTTGATTACTGTGTCAGGAATTACTAGTCCTGGTTTACGAGTAACCTTAAGATTGTACACAGGGTTTCCTGCTAGTCGTACTTGGTAGAAGTCTTTAACCTTCTTGTTGCCTTTAACAATCTTAGACTTAGTGATACGCTCAGCGTGACCTAAGATACGAGAGGAAGCTGTCAAGTATTTAGACACACTTTCCATCAAGTTAGGGATAATCTGAGCAGGTACATTCTCATCAGTAACCTCTTCAACGTTCACTGATTTCTGTTGACAGATAACATATACATTCTTACCTGAGTAAGACAAGCGTACAAGAGTGTCAATGAAGGCACGAAGGATAGTTGATGCTTCTCCATAAAGCTGAAGTGTCATCTGCTTAGAGTTTTTCTTTTCCATCAAGTATTTATACAATAGCTCTTGAACATTAGTGAAATGGTCAATAGCAATAGAGTCAAAACTTTCAGCTAGGTTAATAGCTTCTTCTACATCTGACCATGTATAACACTCTGCCACTGAGAAACGCTCTTCAGGAGCCACAGAAGCCAACCCACGGTCTGTATCAATGACAAGCACTTCTCCTGGAAGAGAGTTGATGAAATATGACTTGCCACTTCCAGGTTCCCCATATAAACAGGTAAGCGTATGTAGCTTAATCTTGTTTAACTTTTTAAGTTCCATTATTACTCCTTACTTACCTGTACTTCCATAACCACCACGGTCTTCATTACCTAAGTGATGTACCTCAGTGAATTTTAGTTCAGGTTGGTTTTCCATAAGACGGAACTGACACAATCGCTGACCTCTTGTGATAGAACCATCCCTTACAGCATAGAACTTAGCTCCCCAATAGTC